AACTATTTAGTTCAAGGCACTAGTGCTGATATTTTAAGCGAGAGGATGATAGAAGTACATAAATATTTACAAGATACGCAAAGTAATATACTATTACAAGTACATGACGAGATTATATGTGAAATTCATAATGATGAGGTAAACACTATAACATACGAAATTAAAAATTTATTAGAAAACAATACTTTAGATATCCCATTAAAAGTAGATGTTGAGGTTTGTGAGCCTTCTTGGGCTTCAAAAAGAGATGTAACTTTTGTGAAACAAGGAGATTCTCATTGGGTTTTGGGAGGAAAGGTAGATTTATCAGACTTACCTTCTAGAAAAGAACCTGAAAAAATCGAAGATCATATTGATTGGGATACAGTAGGAGTTTAAATATGATAAAATTACCTATGGAATTACCTTTTACAGAAGAGATGATATTAAAAGCAGAAAAACGAGCTAAAGAAATGGGGGCAATAAACAACTCTATTCTTGAGGGCGAAGGGAACAAAGCAGGATTTTTATCCGAAGAAGTCTTTTTAAAATACTTTTCAGATAGTACATTAGTTTCACAGTCAGAAGAACAGAGATATAAATTTGATATTATGCTTAAAGGTTTAAAATATGAACTTAAAACTATGCAAAGGACAGTTCCAGCCTCATTATCACACGAATGTTCTGTAGCTGAAACAAGTACGCATCAAGCCATGAAAGGGGGAGCAGATATGTATGTATTTTTCAGCATAGAATTTGAGGATCAAGATAAAAAGGAAAACTTTGTTCCAAAAACTGTTTGGTTAATGGGATGCATATCTACAAAAAAGTTTTACGAGAAAGCAAAATTTTTGGGAAAAGGTACTATAGACCTTGATAATAATCATAAAGTATCACAAAATAAATATAATATCCAAGCGTGGAGATTAAAACATTTAATAAAAAACGAGTTTCAAACTAACGATGGAATTGATTGGGACTCAGTAAAGGAGTAAAAATGGCAAAAATAGATATACACTTAGGATTTACATTCAGAGTTGGAGATGTAAATAGTAATCAATATAGTAGAGTCGATGTTACAATTGGCGATGTTGATACTGATTCACCTATAGAAGACCAACTAGATAAAAGTAAAGAGACTGTAGACAAAGTTTGGGAAGAGGTAAGAAAACAAGTAGACAGTAAAATAGACGAGATTCTAGACGAGACGACAAAATAATGTTTGATCCTAAAGAAACAGAAATTACAAGAGCAGAAGTTTTACACTCACTTTTAGCAGAGAGAGAAAGACAAGATGCCCTATGGGGAGATCAAACTAAAAACTCAGATACTAAGTGGTTAAACATCACTTCTAGAATAGTACATAAAATGTATGATATTGTTGATGAGGAAGATTCCCAAGATATTTTATATTCAGAAGTTATACAAGGGGCTTCTTTATTAATGGCTTGGGCTGAATATTTAAGAAGAAAGAATTCAAAAGAGGAATAAAATGGATAATGATAAACTATTTGAACGATTACAGAAAGCAAATCCTAAAGTAGAATTAAAAATAGGAGACGATGATGTATTTAATTATGAAAGAATCTCTTTTGGAGTACCTAAACTAGATAAATTAGTAGGTGGAGGAATACCAAAGAAGAGATTTAGTATGTTATTAGGACAAACTAATGTTGGAAAGTCTTTTTTAGCTTCACAGTTAGTAGCCAATGTTCAAAAAGATGGGGGAACAGCAGTATGGATTGATACTGAACAATCTTTTGATCCTAT